CAGTTGGCCGGGGCGGCGAATTCATGCGCCGTGAAATCGACCAGGTAATCGAGCGACCCCGTGATGACTACGTCCAGGTCGAAATAAAGGTTCGGCCCCGGCGCCATGCCGGGCGCGAACAGATTCAGCTTCGACCACCAGCCGGGAAACGGAACCATGGGCGGCACTGTCTCGATTCCCGGCAAGCGGTGCCGAGTGAGGCACCTGAAGATGTGCGGGACCGTCAGGTGCTTCGCGACCGCGTCGCGCAAGGCGTACACGTAGCCCGGATGGTACTTGTCGCCGACGCAGACCGACCAGACGTTCAAAGCGGACACAGGATGATGCGGTCGCCCTTGTCGTTCAGTTTCAGTTCCTCGACGTGCGGCATGATGATCTCGGGCGGCTGTTCGCGATGCCACACGGGCCGGTCCGTCATCATCAGGTATTTGGAACCGCTGGCCTTCAGGTTCTCGATCGCCCGGCGGCACGATTCCAGGTCGAAGTGATTCAGCACCCAAAGGCACAGGATCAGGTCCGACGGCGGCGGCGGTTCCTTGAGCAGATCGAATTCGACGACTTCGGGCCGGCGCGGATACAGGTCGCAGTGCAACACCCGCACCGACTTCGGAAGTTTCATTTTGGGAAACCAGTTAAGATCGCCCGCGCCCACGTCCACGATGCTCTTGATGCGATAATTCCGGATGATCTTCGGGATCCAGTCCCTTTGCGCCCGGGTCGCCTGCATCGTCGATCCATGGCCGCAAGGCGTTTCCGGCAGGCCGCCGTGCCACCCACGCTTGATTTTTTCCAGGTCGGTCACGATGTCAGACATAGTCCCCCAGGTTGCCGAACGGGAAGCACGTCAGCGCGCTGCCCGGCGAACAGTTGATGATTTCCACGTCGGGGTTGAGCCGTTTGACCTTCTCGAATTGCTCGATCAACTCGACGAACACCCCGTCCCTAATCTTCACCGACGGCCAGTGCTTCAATTTGTCGTCGTCGTACTCGCCGAAATAGTGCCGCGGCGTCGATCCGATGCGCCGGTTCCGTCCGTCATAGTCCGGCGCGAATTTCATGTCGTAACCGCACAGCAGCAGCCGGCGGAACCCGGCGTGGTAGGCGATCTGAGGCAGCTGAAACCCGGAGCTGTGGCCGTAATGGATGAACCGCGGGTCACTGCTGAACCCGTCGGCCCACTTGCCCTCGATGAACCGGATGCGGTAGCGCTGCGCGGTGTCGCGATCCCAGGTCCATTTCTCGGCCGGGATGTCTTTCAGTCCCCGTTCCCATTGCGTGTCGTAATACTCCGGGTTGCAGGACAAAAACACGTCCAGCGTCGGGAAATCGCGCCACACGTGGTTCATGCCGTACACCCGCCATACGCCCCGCGCCTGTCCCCGGCGCGCCGCCGCCAGGACATCCGCGGTCAGGCTGGGGCCGGTAGCAAGGACGACAGCGGTTGTCTCGGAAAACACGTCAGCGCGGTTTCACGGGTGGCGTTGATGATCTCGATGTCCATGCGCCGGGCGTCCTCGGCCACCAGCTGATAGCGCCACAGCCATTTGTGCCAGTGATCGCGCACCTTGTCTTGATCATGCCACGCATGCTCGCCGAACCAGTGCGCCTTGCCGTCGGTCGCCTGCATGTCGTAACCCAGTAGCACGATCCGGCGCGCGCCGAAATGGCAGGCCAGGTTGATGGCCTGGATGCCCGCATTCGATCCACTGTGAATGTACGCCGGATCGCGCGATAGGCCGGGCGCGTCACGGCTTTCGATGTATTCGATCCCATAGCGTTCGGCCGCGTCCCGATCCTGCGTGATCTTGCGGCCGCGGAAGTCCTTCAATTCACTTCGTTCGTGATGCCAGTCCCACCAGCGCCCGTCGCAGGCGTACAAGACATCGGCCCACGGCGCCAGCAGGTAATTGTCGTTGATCGCGATCACCTTCTGGCCCCTGATCGCGTTCACATCCGCGCTCTTCAGCGACGGCCCGGAGGCGATCAGGAACCAGCTTGTTCGGGTAGTCACGAAAAAGTTTGTCCTGATATTTCCTGTGCATAAAAGAAAGGGGGCCGTTGCCGGCCCCCGGTCCTCAGTTGCTTAGCTTGCGACCTGCTTCAGGAACTTCACCGCGTCGTTGTTGCGCGGAATGCCGCCGGCGCGCTGCGCCAGCAGGAAGTTGGTGAAGCCAGGCACCGTGACCTCGTCGCGGATCATGCTCATGGAACCGATCCGGGCGAAGGTATAGGCGCGCTGAAAATCACCGTAAGCGATCGGCAGGGCGTTGGCGCCGTAATTCGCCATGTCCTCCCAGACGATCACCGGCTTCCCGAGCAACAGGTCCGGCTGGCCCACCTGGACGCTCGGCTGCCACAGGTATTGACCGTTGCTGTCCTTCTTCTGGCGCAGCTTGCCCATCGTGACCGAATTCATCGCCCACTTGGCGTTCGGCTGATACGGACGGCGCACGGCCACCTGCAAGTCGATCAGGTCGTCGAGGCTCGGTTCCGTGGTGATCGGGGACGAGCCGGTCGCGATGTACTCGTACACCGCCGCGGCGCGCATCGGCGAGGCATAGTCGTCGGCGTTGGTCGGCGCCGTGTTCGTCATGCCCGTGGGGCGTGACGATCCGTTGCCGGAGTGGATCGCCGTGGAGATGCTGACCGCGAAGGTATCGGCGGCGTCCCGGGTCAGCCAGCCGAGCACGTCGAAGAACAGGTCCTGCAGCGCCCAGTTGGATGCGCGCGGGAAGGCATACAGTTCGCCGTGCGTGATCGTCACCTTGCGCAGGTTCGCCGCGACAGACTGGCTGCGCGATCCCGTTTCCGAGGACCATCCGCCATTGGCCCCGGCGATGCTGACCAGTTCATTGTAATCCGGGCTGCCAGCCGCGACGTTGTTCACCTCGGGCAGGATGTCGGACAGCTTCAGCACCAGATTTTCGATCGCCTCGGAAACGATCCGGGGAACGGCGTTGCCGCCCTGGAGTGCCGTGCCCGACAACACTTCGTTCGCCTTCATCTGGTACATCTGCTTTTCGTAGCCCTTCACCTCGGATTCCAGCGACGAATCCTTGAAGCCGCTGCGCAGGAACTTCAGCCACGCCTGGCAGTGTTTCTGCTCCAACTGTTCGGCGGGCGTGCCTTTCGGCCGGTCCGACAACGCCTCCAGCAATTCGATGCGGGTTTTGTACGCCTCGTTGTCATGGTTCAGCGTGTTGATAACCTTCAGCGCCTCGTCGATCTTCTTGTTGGCGCGCTCGGACTGAATTTCCAGTTCCTTGGCGCGCGCCTCGTTGCCTTTCTTCATCTCGGCCAGGCTTTCCTCATGCGCCTTGCGCATGTCCACGACGGCCTGACCGAACTCGTCGATCTTTTCCAGAATGGGATTGCCCATTGTTTTCTCCTGAAATAAAAAAGACCCGGTTAGGGGCCTTGTGATTAGGTGCCTTGCGGCGGTTCGTCAGCGGAATATCCGCTTCAGGCGCTGGTCCAGGTCGTAGGACGTCAGCCTTTCGCGAAAACCGCTCAGTCCTGCATTGACCTCGATCTCCTCCGGTGTCTCACCGTGCAGTTCGCGGCCTGGTTCCGGTGTCGCACCGGGACCGGTCTTGGGTTCCGGTATCTCACCGGAACCGTTGAATAAATTGGCGGCATACCGGCACGCCATCTTTTTGCTGAATCCCTTGCCACGCAGGAAGCGCTCGCATTCGCGCTTCAGTTCCGCCAGCTCGTCCTCGCGCGGCACGTACTCGCCGATCGCCGACAGGCGCGACTTGACGTGCTGAATCTGCGCCTTCGGGTTCATGGGAATGGAGACGATTGACACCTCAAGCAGATCGACGTCCTTCACCACCCGCACGCCATCTGCGGTGAAATCGACCTCCTTCGGAAGATAGCCGATCGACAGGCCGCGCACCGCTTCCATTTTTAGGAGCGTATGAACTTCTTTACCGAGATCGGTGGGGGCGAGCTCGCCCTTCGTGGCCAAGCCTTTCTCGTCCTCGATCATGTCCAGCCATTTACCGGGCACACGGCTCCTGTCGTGCATCCAGAACATCGCGGGCAGCGTATCCTCGGATTTGTGCCACGCCAGCGTGCGCTTGAAAGCGCCGGGCAGGATGACGTCCCCGCCCCAGTCCACGTTGCCGAAAATGGCGCCGTGTCCCTCGAACTGCATGCTGGAGAGGGATTTAATTTCCAGGCTCGTTGTCAGTCGGATCGGGTTCATTCGGTTTGGCTCCGGGTTTCGCTCTGTCCTGTGTTTGCACGGACTGCTGGAATTGATCGCCGCCCGCATCGGTCCGGGGCGTGCGACCTTCGATTTCGCGCCAGTCGTTCGGGGTGATGACGCCGTTTTGAAGCTGAATTTGCAGGCCGTTCTGGCGATCGATGAACGACGCGCGCAATTCCGCATCGAGGTTGAACCGGATTTTCAGTCCCGAGCTGCGGTCCGCGGGCGTGAAAAAATCGCGCTCCATCGCCGACTCGAAGGCCTGCACGATGGGCATGATGACGTTGAGCGTGAAATCCTCGGATTGCTGTTCGACGTT